GCCCAGCTGCGTAGCCCTCTCCAGTTGCAACTTATTTTTTATTAGCTTTTCTATAAGCATTACGAAATTCTCGAACAGTATCAGCGAACGATTTACGATAAATACGCCGACGTTCTTTACAATAGTAAACGACTTGTGCGATACCGTTTACTTCTTTAACAGATACAATTAGTTTAGCAGGCATATGATTAACAGTTTATACTCCAATAGCAATACCAGTTAGGAAAGCTAATGAAATAATTATATAAATAATACCAGTGAGAGTTTTTGATTCATCACCGTCAATACATTTACAAAAGCCTATCAGACCTACTAAAACCCAAAAGACTATTGTTATTACTTTCCATATCATAAGCTAATACTGATTATGAATCATTGTATTAATTTTACAAGTATTTTCAAGATAATCAAGATATTTATGATATGAACTTTCACTTGTAAAACGATAAGAATATTGATTATGGTCTGTTTTAATATCAACAAGATGTCCATTATCATCTAAATAAATAGACTCAATAGAATACTTATTAATATAAACATCCCCCAAACATACAAAACCATCTTGAATATCATCATTAATAGCTTTATCAACTGCTCTATCTTTGGCCTTATTATAGGTATAAGTAATAGCGGAAATAATAAAGCAAATGATGATACAAATACAAGGAAGAAAAAACATACTGTTCGACATAATTGAATTATTGTTAAAATTTATAATGTAAAATGTGCTATAACTTGACCAATCAGTAAGAATAATAGTACGAGAGATACTATTTTAATATTTTTATTTACTGATTTGAATGTTGATAGTTCTCGTTGAAGTTTACCGATATAAGATGTTTGTCTTTCAAGTCGGTCATTTAATTCTTCATTACGAGATATGAGAACTTGTACTTTTTCTGATATTTCATGAGTTTGTACTGTTGCTTCTTCAATAATTTTAGATTTTCGTAAACTAAAAAGTCTTATTTCTGCATATTGAAGAATAAATTCTCGTGATGTTGTACCTAATGCAGATGTTTCTATCGAACTAAGTATATCATAAATATCTTCGATAGCTAATGTAGGAAATTTTTTATGTAATGCCATCATATCAGACATTGAAATATTACTCATACCTGCAATGATTGTTCGTTCTAATGCAGATATTTTTCGTTTAGGAGATTCTGTTGTGTTCATAGTTGATTAAATTAATGAAATGAGATATTTTACAAGTAATACAATCCAATATCCTCCGAATAAGAATATCAGAAATGATGCTTGTAGTTTTTCTGTTAATGTAAACTCTGGTTCACCAGTTATGTCTACTGAATTTCCTACTGTTAATATAACAAATAAATAGGAAATTATAAATCCAATAATAGCACAAGTCATGATAATGATAGATGTTTTAGTATGATTATTATGAATGAATAAACTACAATTCTAAATACAGATGTTTGTATTTTATCTCTTATTGATATTATAGCAGAATGTACATCTACACCTTGTAATGTATGAATTAATGCTTTACGTTTCAAATCTATTATAGCATTAATTCTTACTATAATTCTTAAAATTTGATACGAAATTAGTATCAAACAAATTACTTGAAAAATTAACATATTTAATAATTAAAATCTTATTACAAATGATGATATTATTATTCTTGTAAATTGAAATAATGATAATAAATGTAAAAATAAAGAAATAATTATTTCAATTTTTATTACAATTACTATCGTAATTTCAATAGAAAGAATATAGAGAACAGGTAATAGAAATTAAAAAGATAAAAGAAAAGAAATAATTATTACAATTGTTATTGAAAATGATATTAAAAATAAAAATGAAAATATTAATATTAAAAATATTATAAATGATAATGAAAAATAATCAATAACAATTATAAAGAGATTATTTGCCTAAAATTAGAGATTCTGATAGTGAGAATGATAAAGATAAAAGTGGAGATAATACCTCCGCAACTAATTCCTCTAATTCACATCATTTTAATCTCTTAAATTCTTCTTTAATATCTTCCAGTTTTTCTTCTGAAATTAATACATTTTGTCCTATTCTAAACACTTGTTCTTTTACTGTTTTAATTGCTTCTTCTTGTCCTCGTAATTTTTCTACTAAAATTCGAAATTCATTTTCTCTTTCTTTTTGTAGATTTACAAAATGCGTAATAATAAATCCCGTAATTGTGATAATTAATAACACAACATAAACCGAAATTAATATCGCTTGTGGAACAGTAAATCCTATTTGTTCTAATGATAAACCGAATATAGCTAATGATTCAATTAGAACTAATATTATAAATCCTAACCATTTCATAGTTTTAATAGTGTTGGTCGTAATATAAATCAAAGTGTTGGTCGTAATGAAACTGATAATTTACGAAAAGAATGACGAACATCATTACGACGTTCGCCATCCTTAATGTTACAAGTTTAGTGTGCTACCGGAAGCGAAAGCAGTGTATTTCGGTCTTCCTCGTTAGCCATATTCGGAACACGTCCGAACATCAGACGGAAAGTTTCAACACGATATGCCATATCACCGGCAGCGTTTGCGGCTCCGTTGATACGATTAATCGCGGCACTCTTGAAATCAGTATCTTTGTACTCTTTTCCGATTGCTTCTACAATCATAGTTCCGGTAGTACGATAGGGAACAAGTTCGCCCGCTTTGTACTCTTTGCCGTCCACCGTTACGGCCTTTTTGGTCTTGTAGCCCCATTCGCCCGGCTCGCCTTTCGGTATTACTCGCAATGTCATTTCGTAATACTTGGGCGGATTCGTGAGCGTGTTCAACTCCTCTACCATGTTTCCGGCATTATCTCGTTCGGCTGTTTCCTCGCTAATACACAAGCAGGAAAAACCGAACATTTTAGCCCTACTTTCGGTAATACTTAACGGTGTGTCAAGTTTCGCACCGCTTTCGGCATCAAATGCGCGCAAGAATACGACGTTATCGATATTCTCTTTACCATTAATTGCCAGCGGTTTAATCTTACCACTAATGCGAACAACTTTAACAATACTTTCGGTTGCTTCTTTGATTTGCTTTGCCATAGTTGAATAATGTTTAGTTAGACTATTCAGGAAACATTTATTTTTTTCTTTCCTGCAATCTCAAGCGGGGGGCTTCGCAAACCCTTGAATGGACGGGGCAGTTTCATTAGGTACTTCCACGATATAAATACTTATATTATTTTCTATACCTACAAAAACACCTACAATCATATCACTAAGATTATTATTAAAATCTATCTTTTTATTTTCAAAAGAATTATTAAAATCTCTAATATTCTTATCTTCATTTTCAATATTTATAAAAACAGTTATATTTATACTTAAATTATCATTAACATAGTCTTTATATATAGCAATTTATTCATTAAAATAATCTTTAATTTTTGAATCTTCATTTTCTTTATTTTTAATTTTACTTAAAATTTCATTACTTTCTTTATTAAAATCTCTATCATTTTCATTACCATTTTCTTTAATTTTTGAATTAATTTTTAATGTAATTTCAATATTACTTGTAATTTGACCTGTAAAA